TTATCTTTAGGATAAATTCCTCTCCCAAGTCCATATAAATCAGCATTTGCATATACATCACATATATCAACAACAGGATGTCGTGTGCTCAATTTCCATTGAAATGCAACTACATCAGGATCATCCATATGCCTTGCAATTTCACCCTCTGCATATGCACGAGCCCTTTCAGTTCTGGCGATACGTTCAGCATGATAACGAGCCTTTTCCTGCGTCGCAACATATACGGCATGATTTAAAGCTGCTGTATTGCTCTTTTCAACAGCATCAATCAACTCACTATATGCGGCTCTAAGTCCCGGAGTAGTTTCTTGCTCAACTAATCGGCGGACTTTACGAAGCTGATATTTAAGCATATCTTTCCCAGTTTCATCATTAGGTAATGGAATAGACAACTTGCGAAGCTTCTCCAAAAAATCAGGTAATTCAGCTTTTGAAATGACAGAATTACCACCATAGCCATCGAATATAGCCTTTGCTGTAGCTAATGTATCCTGCCCTTTCTTCATTGCATCGTATATTGCTGCTGCAACATCGTTTTTGACACGACTAGACGCATTATGTAGCCGTTCAGATAAGTTTAAGCCATCAGGTGCCCATGCATCTTGCATAGCCTTAGAAATCGTTTTTAGATCATATGGCATACCCTTTATAATAGCGCTTTTAATTGCATTACCGGTTACACCAATATCAACCCCATATCCTTTGACACATTCACGAATTAATTCAGATATTAAAACACCCCGCATGGCATCCATAACGGGGTATTTATTATACGCTTTTCGTACTGCAGTTTGTGGGGTATAACCAGCTTCTAATAGTCGTCGAATTTCATTTTCGAACTTATCTATAGTGTCCTGAATGGTTTGTTCTGTAGTCTTATTCATCTACATCATCGCCCTCACTACTGTTTGAATATGTGACATCAAGGACATCTTGTTGTGTTGAATCCTCAATTTCTTTAATGATATCATCATAAACCTCGTCATCGATGTTTGGCATATATCCATCGAGAACTCTTTTAACAACTTCCGTATAATAGGTTTTAGATTTAAAACCAAGATCTAATGCTTGTTGCCCCTGCGATAATACATCAGCTACATCATTAATATCAAAGTCTCTTGGATACTCACATTTATAGGATAAATGCTCATTTGTCCACAATTCATATAGTTCAATAATTGCTTTTTCCGCATTCTCGCATTGTACTGCAAAATTCGCCAGCCGTTGGTTGGTTCGTTTAAAAGCCCATTGCTTTGCTACGCCGGACTTTTCTTGCTGAACCCCTACTACAGAATCAACGCCACCGATGCGGTACATCTCTTTAATTTCAGAGTCTTTTTCTTTCATGATAATCTCAGCTGGTCCCTTATCCGGAGCAATATATGCTGGTGGATGGCTAGACTCAGATGGATACAACAATACATTATTGACCCCAAGTGTTAGATCCTCAACGCTTTCATCTGATGGCATTGTTAAAGTAGAGAATGTCTGAGAATTAAGTATTTGCGTTAATAGGCTATCTAAATGGTATAGGCGATAGTTCTTTTGTGCCAATGAGTAAAACTCTGGATGAGGTAATACTGTAGTTTTTTTAGTACTACGACCGAACCATTGAACTACCGGCACACGACCGAGATTATGCTCGCCCTCTGCAATAACGCCTTTCCCTTTGTCTCGAATTTTCCAGTCGGTATCAGTCCACTCGTGATAAATAATCTTTGTGCCACCATTATCATCAATGATTGACTCTTTATATTCAAAACGAATGATGCGCCCCTCATTATCTAATTTCCACCCTGTTACATCAGCAGGCTCAACAGATAGCAAGTAAGGAAGTCGTCTATCCTTCACATTGTCGGCGACGCTTGCACCAAATTCAGCCACGTTGTTGACAATAACATAAACCACGCCATATAGCTTTGCAATTAAAGCCTGCTGTTGGATATATTCTTGTAATGATGTTCCTAATCTATCAGCATTCTTTAAAAATACATCAAATTTTGCTGTAGAATTGTACTCACGCCTAATCTCATCATTAAAAATTGGGTCAACATTAGCATTAATAATAGGGGCAATATGATTGGAATAGCTAGACAATGCCTTCCGAAAATTATAGTTATCTAGGTTCTCTCTTGGGTGTTGTTTTAATCCTCGCCCTAACGAGAACAGCCCGGAACCATAATATGCATCATGTAAAAGCTTGTATGCATATTTCTGTTCGCTACTAATATACATGAATAGATTAACCTCCTAATAAATATCGGAATTAATGGACTTAATAACTGGAGCATTTAACCGCTCAACAACACCAGTTGTTGCATCCGGTGCATCATCATGAGCATTTTTCCCCTTACGTTGATATTTGTACATGGCCGAATAGTATTCCGGCCATAGTTCTTTAAAGTTTTCAGGATATAATACGTGATCCATAACTTGTGTAGAGTTAGATAATATTCTAGCCTCTTTATTTTTGCTTTGATGGAACGTGACAATCTTAGTACGATTGCCGGGATATTCATCTTTAAGAATTCGCTTAACATTACGAGCAAATCCACGGCCACCGTTATTAGATTCAATATCACTAACATTCACCCCATTACGATGTAATAGTTCTGCGGTTTTCCTTTCGGTAACCTCCATGGGTGCATCAGTAAAAAGAATGTCCAATATATAAGCATTATCGTTATAAACCCCGTACACAATAGCACATAGCCAATCTTCACCAGTATCAGCAGAATCAACATATGCCTTGACTGCAGAAAATAAAGGATATCCCTTATCATCTCTTGGGATATCCTTGTAAGTACTAAAGTATGTATATAGACGGCCTTTAACATCAATAGGCTCTTGCTGATAGTTAGCTGATGCAATATCTTCACCCATCGCTCTGACTTTAGAAAGGTAGCTGTCTTTTGATAACACATCATCACATAACATAGTGCCATCATCCTGCACGGCTTTCATCATGATAACTTTAGGCTTGAATTTGGGATCATCCGCAAAATGTTCAATGGCTCGACCAGCTAAATCATCACTTGCCCAACGAGTCATAATGATAATTATTTTTCCGCCTTCCTCTAAACGTGAAAGCATTGTATTGGTGAACCAGCTCCAGTGAGCTTCTTTAACGTTTTCATTATGTGCTTCCTCAGCATTTTTAATGATGTCATCAATAATTAAAAGCGAAGCACCAAAGCCAGTAGATGAACCATCGGGCGAGGTCGCTAAATAGCTATTATAGCCATCTTTTAACGACCACATATGTGCAGCACCGTCGCCCTCTTTGATTTCTACACCACAAAAGACATCTGAAAATACAGTGATATTATCGTCTGCCTTGATTTCCTTAATAGAATCACGCACACCCTTTGCAAACGACTTTGACAATGTAGCATTATATGAGCCAGTCATAATCTTTTCTTTATGATTTTTACCAAATGCCCATTTAACCAAGTTCTGAGCGGTGCGGCTTTTGCCATGACGAGGAGGGAGATTTACGATAAGCACATTGTAAATGTCGCTTTCATAGAACTCTTGCAAGGCATTACATAGCTCTACTAAATATTGGCGATCAGTACTATAAAAATCGCCTTCTAGCAGATGACAATAATAAAAGAACTCACGTCGTGCGAGTTCTCTTTTTGCTTGAACTATGATTTTATCTTGTTTAGTCATGGCCTATCAACTTCTTAATATCGTCGGTAGATACACCATCAAAAGGGTTATTGACCTGAGCTTTAAGTTCCATTTCAGTTTGGTCCTTTTGTCCCAAGAACTGCTTGCCAAGAAATATTGCCATTGCTGCAGATCTATCAGCGAGTTTCCATTGCTTACGTCGTAAACTTATCTTTCCCGCACTTCTCTTTTCTGCAAAAATGTCGGAGAAAGTCTTTCCGTATGTTCGCTTACACCAAGCATTAAGTGTCTTATCAGAAACACCGAGCACAAGCAGGATTTCGTCCTGTGTCGCCTGTATCTGACACATAGCTTCAAACTGCTCCTGCTTAATGACTTTTTTCGGTCTACCAGTTCTTGCCATCTCTTAACCCCCTTTCGATTTTTTCCATCTTTGATTGAGAATTTTAGGTGTGCAACAATCCCAATTTACACGGTGATGCATTCTCATATGCTTATCGCCCATTGCAGCAACTTTAACACATGAAGGCGAATACATAACAGAATAAAATGACTTAACATAAGTACCGCTATCAAGGTACATTTCCGTTAAGCCCCCTTTATTCTTTTGTGTCTGGCCTTGATTTAACATAAAATCCATCGTCGTGAATATTAAATGCCCAGTTTCTCCATATCGAACATACATAGTTGTATCTTCATTAATACGTCCATAAAACTTGAAAGGCCTATCCGTTCGACAGAAAAAACTATTCATGGCTTTGCGCAGTAATTTCTTTTTGAAGTTCCCATTATCTACGCCACCAATATAATCGCCACCTTGTGCCAATGCTACTGTAATCGCACCTGTTTGATCTAAGAACTTTACCATAGCCATAAAAATGTCATCCAGTCGTTTTGTTGTACATGACAATAGTTTGCCATTGCACTCATATCGATGAGCAAAAAGGTTATAATCATCATCCAACACTAAAAAATGGATAAGTCCCATTTCTTCGGCAATAGTATGACAATAATTCCGAGCATAGATAACGCCTTTTAATTCCGGTTCAAGATCAGCAGGGTCTACAAGTACTGCAGCATCTTTTTTACTAAACACACGTACAATATCTTCACCGTACTTATCAATGTAAGAGTTGCGCATATCGTCCTCATCATCAATTATGATGTATATCTTACCTGTATACCCTTGATTGATTAAAGTTTGATATGTTTTAACATTACCAGCTCGACCATGACTCAAAATAAACACTGCAAAATTATTGTCCATCATTTTCATCACCTAAAATCTCTTCAAGGCTACTAGATAACTGCACATACCCATTTTTAATGGCATCATCATAATCAATAATAACTAATGCTGACCGTTCCATAAGATCCTGCATTTCAGCACTAGCATTTGCATAATATTCAGCAATTCGCTTGTAATTAAATTGATTGTGTCGCTGAGCTGCTTTCCTGAGAAAGTCTTTTTCCGTATCACTCAGATTGCTATCTTCAATCTCCATTAACAAAGCTTCTGTTTTTAAATCATCAATACAGCTTTCGAGCGGTACTACTTCGCCTGATGGCTCATATTGAGGAATATTAATATCAGTAGTATAGGTATCATCAACCTCATCAAGGGCTTCTGTATCATCTAAAAACCCGAATTCCGACATATCAATTTCAAGGATTCCTTGCAACTCCTCCATCATAGCATCAGGATCCCACGTAGCGAATTCAGATACTTTATTATCGGCTAGCCTGAATGCTTTCACCTGTTGCGGAGATAAATCATCGGCCACAATACAAGGAACTGTATCTAATCCCAACTGTTGAGCTGCTCTGTATCGGGTATGACCTGCAATAATCACATTTTCTGCATCAACTACGATAGGTACTTTAAACCCAAATTCTCTAATTGAATTGGCTACCGGTTGCACAGCTACATCATTATGCCTCGGATTATTATCATATGGCTTTAATTCTGATAGTTGCATTTCAACAATATTCATGATGATTCCCTTTCTATAATTTAATATATGGCGGTAGAGGTAGGATTCGAACCCACGCACGTATTACACGTCTATCTGCTTTCAAGGCAGTTCCCTTTGACCTCTTGGGTACTCTACCACGTAAATTTAGGCATGAAAAAAGGACACCTGATTCGGTGTCCTCTTCACAAAACTGTATGCAAGAAGGTGTATATAGTCGTGTCGATTTCGTCATTAGGAGCCACTTACAATTTATCGACACTATCATTATAAAACACCCATAATGACATGTAAATGACAGGTTTGTGACAATTTGTCAAGTTTCGATTGCATGCAATCAAACTGCTTGGATTCCCCATATTAATAATGCCATGTCGTTCTCCGCCTGTTCTAAATAGCGATATACTGTCCGCTTTTCAACATTCAATTTGTCAGCTACAGCATCGACATCTAGCTTATCAATGTAAAAATACACTAGCGATTTAAAGTACGGTTGATTGCGATAATTACATTGTTTCCGATACACATCAAGCATGTTATCGACATGCTCTAATATCAATTCTGTACGTCGCTTACTAGCGAGAATAGATTCAACACGCAATACTCCTCTACGGTTAAACAACTCAGTTAAAAGCAACTGCAAATCAGTCGGAACACTACTTTCAATATCCGCTATAGCATTTTCACAATGCTCTTTGAGCTCATTGTACCCAGCTAATAGCTTTTTTGTATTCTTTCTCGCCTGCTCTCGCCTTTTAGCGTGGTCCTTTTCAATCCTCTGTTCGTAAATTTCTATAGCCGTTTCAGTAGCTAATTTGACAACCGCATCAATATCAGTTATCGCTTGCACCTGTTCCAATTCTAACACCCCCATAACCCTATAATTTGCTTTGTGTAGCTAATGAATTACGCTGCTTTTTACACCAATTAATGGATCTGTTATGAAACCCTGTTAAAAACCCTCTAATCGGAGTAAAGTCTTCTGCAGTTTCTTTTTGCAAATCATCCAAGAACTGTAATTGTAATTTAGCTTCATATTCAAGCATATTTTGTGTTTCATCCAATACCGACACAGCACCTGCAATAATCATCTCATCAGATATGTTGTATCGGCTATCTAATAATTTTAGTAGCTTAACCAACGCTATATATATTGCTCTTTTCATAGCTCCACCAACTCAGCATGATCCCATTCACTTACGCAATGTTTTGGGCTACTCCATGAAGTCCCGCCATGAGACCACGTTAACACATACCCATTTTCATATCCTGCAAAATGTCTTTTTTCTTTTGTCGTTGATGCGTTATTCCATACACGAACAGGTGTATCAACAGGAATGTTTGCCCAGTCTATAACCCCTAATTCTTTTGCAATACTTAAATATTGATTTAAATTTGTCTTAGGAAGTATATCTCTAATACAAGTAACCGTTGAACGGTTACCAACAAATTCTAGACTTCCAAATTTATTGAATTTTGGTTTTTCTGTAGCCAACCATACTCTACCACAATAATCCTCAGCCAAATATCTCCAGCCATTATCATATAACTTTTGCATTAGCCATTTACGGCCTTGTTCGTCTGTAATCATTATTTAATCTCCTGCTCCATAAGAACACCGTTAGCATCTACCTTGTATTCTTTGGTTTCGAGTACTACATAGCCAGTATTCTCATATCTGTGCCTTTTTTCCCATTTTCGATAGACCTTGGTCAATTCATCTTCCAACTCTTCAACATGTTCTCTTTTTGCCCTCCTCAATTTCCGCATATAAGGCTCGGACCATTCGGCAATTTCATCCTCAACATCATAATCGCAAATATCCTCAATCACTCGTTCGGCATCAACCTCCGGAACATAATAATTAGGATGCCCAATTCTCACGACTCGTTCAGCCTCATCTGTGAGCCATATTTCTTTTAAATCAGGCTCACAATCCAGGAGATCATCGATAGTTTCTTGCATTGTATCTTGTGGGTCACCTGCATTTCCGTAGTCATCGACCCAGCACCATTTATTTTTGTCTTCAATAAGCATTATTCAACCTCACATCCAATCATTAACTCGACACGTTCTTTAAAATTAAATTCAGGCTCTTCTTTTTGATGCACGACATACTCAATTTCGTTACCGCCAAGCATTTCATCATATATGATTACTTCAATATCATCATTTTTAACTTTATTTAACGCCTCTTTTAGTTCTTTCACGGTCATACTACTCACCCCTCTTGAAACTCATACCTTATATCAGTAGCCTTGGCATTAATCATCATGTAAATACTATGATGTGCTGGTGACCTTTCACCGTCTCCATCTTGATTAATGAATTTGATCCTTTTACTTGGCACATAGACACTTATATTTGTCCCAGTGTACAATTTATGCCGTTTGTGCCCCCCCCAGTGTATCAAGTGGGAGCAATAAGACACAGGGCTTGCCAGTATTAATGCAACGTTCAATTATTCTGTCCTTATAGCTAAACGGCGGATTAGTAATTAGATAGTCAAATTGATAATCCCTAGTCATAAAATCTCGAATGCCATAGACTATTTTGTTATCACAATTCTCTTGTAATACTTTTACAAAATTGCTATCTGCCGTATCAAATGGGCAAAGAATTATGCCCCCTTTAGGCGGAGGGAATAAATCCAGCATTTGTCGAACAACATTCTCAGGTGTATACCATTC